GGTTGTCTAGTGGACAAACCGGAAGACAAGGTATTATCGGATTCTGTTGTACTGTACACGCCAAGAGTGGTACGCATAGCAGCAGCATCAGAATCATCCAACAAAGAACGAGCAAAACCAGTGAAGGTTGTCACAGCCATGTTGCCAGAACCAGTAAAGTACGGCAGGTTGTTGGCAGAACCCGAAACACTCGACAAACCAGTTAGGTTGGCATGAGCCACTTGGGCAGCAATCAGTGTACGAGCAGCAGCAGCATCAACTACGTTACCAATCTGACGACCGAAGTCGCTAGAGGCAGCGTTCTGGGCTACGCCAGTGCCATCAATGTAAGACTGTGTGTTTGGCGTTACTGCTAGGGCCTTGATAGCTTCTAGGTATGGTGTGGAGTCCACAAAAGCTTTTACCCAGCTTGTTAGTGCAACTGGGTCAGAGTTTGTGCTTGTGGCAGTTGCCTTATAGACAACACCGTTACGCTGTACGTAGGATTTGTTGATGATGTATTCAGTTGTGGCGTCCCATTCAGGAATACCTTTTTGAAGCAGGTATGCAAGGTTGTTGTCTTGACGGTTTTCAAACCAGTTCCACCATTGACGTGGGACAACTTCAACACCCCAACCTGCTCTAATTTTAGTAGAGTCTGGGGCAACCACGTCACCCGCGACGGCCCAAATGTCCGTCATGTCATATTTAATCAGGTCCATATTAATTCCTTTATGTAATTAGGTTAGAGAGGAATCCACCTTGGGATGGATCATTCAGATCACCAGTACCAACGGCACCGGGAAATCCATCAGTGGCGAATACCCTTCCCGCTTGGAACTCAGAGTATACGTAAGATACGCCAACAGGTTTAGGGAGTAGTTGACCAGCACCACCAAGGTCAAAGAGCAGCCCACGTTCTACGTTGGTTAGGATTTTACCAATACCAATACGCACTTTAGCTGGAGCTAATTCTTCAATCGTAACTTGGGAAGCACCGAACAAAAACTTGTAAGCGGCGATCACGTCTTCTGGTCTTGCGAGGGTTCTGTTTTTGATGATCTTCGCTTTGAGGATCAATCTATATTCTTCATCGCTTGGTGGTCGGCTGATGCCAACTGGAGCGTCAAGAGAGTACCACTGACCACCAACTGTAGGGTCAGTTGTAGAAGAGAAGGACTCGCCTTGGGCAGAACCATCAAAACCAAAGTAGTAAAAAATATCAGAAGTTACTAGGCCGCGTGGGCGCCCTACAATCTCACCGATAACGTCAAGCTGGGCACCAACGGCAGTGTCCAAAGAACGCAGCTGCATGGTTTCTTTGATAATCTCTTGCAACTCAACTTTACCCGAGAGCAGGAGTTGCAGATACTTATCGTAAATTCGTTTGTTCTTGAACTGTTCTGTGACACGCGAACGTGCCACATTCAGGAACTCTTCTTCAACAAAGGGATTGAGTTCAGACACAAATCCTCCAATTATACAGGTGTGACGATAATATTTTCAGCAGAGATTGAAGCAACCTGATCGAAGTCGATTGTGATGTTGGCTGTCCCTGTTGGGCTTGGCGATGTTCCAATGAACAAAGAGTTTACGGCGAAACCACCAACGCTGTTGATTGGAGTATATAGACGAGAGTAAACTACGTCAGTTCCAATGAACAAAGTTGCATCCGAGTAGTTGATCAAATTCTGTTTGATCTGAGCTGGTGCATCACCCGGCATCCCACCAAGGTCTTCGATTGTCATCGTGACATAGATAGGAACTTCATCTGGTTGTTTGTAAGAAATATTGTGAAGGAATCCTTGGCTGTCAGCAATCTGAACGGTTGTATTTCCTACAGATGGAATGCCTGTTGGTTTGTTCTCCCAGATAGATTGTCCAATGTCAGATGGAAGGCCACCCAGAACAATTGGCAAGAAGCTATGAGCTGGAACACCGTTAATGTCCGGTACGTCTGTGTCGTTCTCATAGACAACAACGTCAGCAACACCAGCAACGTTTCTTAGAGCGTCGAGGATACCTTCCACGATGTTTTGAGACTGGAAGAATTTGCTGTTACGGAAACGCTCACGAAGCTCTTCATCTGTCTCAGTCAAACGTCCTGTAGTTGCAGCCACAGGGTTAATGACAGAATCCCATCCAGAGATAGGTACAGAGATTGTTTCGATTGCTAGGGCTTCTTGTGGGAAGGGGCCAACGATATCATCGACAACGATACCAAGCTTGCGTACCTTCTGCACCTGCAAGTTTACACTCACATCGAAGTCAGCCACTTGGAAAGGATCAGTCCTAGTAATGTATAGTCTACCATCACTTTGGTAAGTTGTAAAGGTGGAAGAGAACAAATCTTCAACTTTTTGTTGCACTCCGTCGAGAATCATCTGGGCGGTTGTTCCAGACACTGGCGATGTGTACTCAGCATCAAGGAAGTTTACTCCATCCGTGCTATAACTAAATCTGTAGACTGTGCTGTTTGTAATTGTGGTTGGATAAACACCAACCCCAGAAGCAGATAGTAGATTTAGTGTAACAGGGTTCAGGACGGAGAATACACGCTGGGTGCTAGCACTGTAAGCTTTACCTTGTGGTGAACTGACGATTGTGTTCAAGTTTCCTTCAAGGATTACTTGGGCACGTGTTGCTTGTGCAGGAAGGCGTGTAATGCCACTCAAGGCAATGATGTTGTCCAGAGCGACACCGATAGCAGTTGTTGGGTTGAAGCTGTCAAATACTTGCTGTAGCGCCTCCCAAAGGGATGCCTCAGCAGGAGCGATAACACCGATCATACGACCAAGGGCACCGTTATCAGTTACGTCAACAACGTCACCCGCAGGAACAAGGTCAGAGAAGATGGATGCAGCAGTTGTCTTGTAGTCTGTCAGAACGTCATCCAGCGTTTTGATTTCAAGACCTTGGCGAGATAGACCGGCCATGTTTAACCTCCGATAGAAATTGTAATTGGTAGGGACTCTGTGTTGTCAGTAGCCCTTACCGAGAATGTCATTGTGTAGCCACGCTGTGGGCTGACACTAGAAGTGAAGCTCAAGATTTCAATCACACCCGGATCAGCAGAAATGATTCCTTGGAAGATCAAATCAATCGTACTCTTCTTTTGAACCTTGCCAAAGATTTGCTGGATGTACGGAACACCGATAGTGTTGTTCAAGAACCACTCACCGTAGAATGTATAAAGTTTAATACGCAGACGCTGGGCAACAACGTCTGCTTGTAGTTGTGTAACTGGGCACTGACCATTGATGAATACAAGGTCGCCAGTTTCTGTGTTGAGTAGCAAATCCATTGTGTCTCCTTACGCTGTAGCGATACCAGAAGTACCAGACCCCGGAGTAACGCCCAAGTGTTTGTGGGTAGCGAAGTTGATACCGTTGAAGGTTGCAACGCCAGTCATTGTGTAGTTACCAGTCTGGTTGTAATTTCCGCTTTGGATAATATCACCAACCCAGTTTGTGGTATCAGCGTTAATGTTCATTGTCGGTGTGTTGATTGTGTAAGACTCCGTAGCGTTCATCACACCAGTTTTGCAGTTAACAGTTACAGTGTGTTCAGTGTTGATGATCATGTCACCAGACTGTTTGAGCATGATGTTCACTTCTGTACCAGACGCAATGTTATGTGCGATGCACAAGTCACGGTTGGAGTCGTGTGGAAACTTACGTGTCTGTGGGTTGTTCAAACTCTTACCGAATGGGAACAGACCGGGAATGGCGACAGCATCTTGGTCACTGAATTTACGATAGTCATTTGCTGTTGTTGGCTCTCCGCTCCCGATCTTGAAGTTGTCCATAGATCGTTGAGAGAAGATACACATCACTGTGTCACCCGGATTGATTGGGAAGCTGATCAATGTTGCAGAGCTACCCGGAAAGATCACTGGAACACCAAGGATTTGCATACCCGGCTCACCAGTGCCGTCTTTCAGAAGGTTGTTGACAGAAGGCAGAACATCCACTTTCTGTTGTTGGTTATCACTATAAACGTTAACCACTTTACAAGGGATGGCTGTTTGAATCTCTGCCATATCAATCCTGAATTGTGTTCTAATAATATCCATAAGATCGGTTGCAATCATACCAAGTCCTCCGCTTGTACTTCAGAACAGAAGCACTCAACATACCAATCATTCCCACGGAAGTCTCCAGAGAATCGAGCGCTGTTCACACGATAAAATCCAGTGATCCACTTAGACTCAAGCTTCACAATCTTACCGGGAACAATATCAGTGTTGAGAAGTGCCTTAAATTGTACACCTCGACGGCGCTTCTTACCCTTCTTGGGTTTACGTCCTGTCTCAGATGTATAGAATGGAAGATCAATCAAGCCAGTGCTGGCATTCAACACTGGGGCGAGTTGTGTGTCTTTAGACAGCAACCCATTCTCAGCAGAAACATTCAGAACACCAGCGTTGACATTATATTCTAGGTTTTGGGATTCACAGAGCTTCATCAGCATATCACGTGGAGTGCCTTTCAACCTCCATCCAAAGATGATTGGGTTATTAAGGTTAGTACCAGTGTAAGCGCCTCTAGCGACACCCGGCATTTGTTGACGAATCTCTTCAATAACATCAGCGACTGTTTTACCCGGACTTACCATCTGGGCAAGTCGCTGATGGTTCAAATCTGTATAACCTTCTCCGATTTTAAGTTGTGTCACATAGTCATTGCCAGACTTAACTGTGGAAGTCTCTGTGACGTTACCTACAACCAATGTGTGGGCACCAGACTCTTTGTAGCCAACTTCAAAGTTGACCTCAAGGTAGTCACTTTCGAGTAGTTTGATCTGAGAGTCGGATAGGTTGTAAATCTCAATTACGGCTGAGTTGCCATTGTTACGTTTGTTGTCAGCCGATTTAGAAACGTCAAAGGTGATTTGCCAAGGGTTCTCAATAAGATTACCATCTTCTTTGCGTGGATTCTCAATAAGCAAACCATTACCTGTCTTATAATCTCCGACTGTCAGAGAAAAGACCCTATCCTTCTGCATAAATTACTCCTGATAGTAGACGTAAAAGAGAGAGAAGAACTCTGGCATAATGCTAGGCCCTTCCTTAATTTTGTTGGAGATTGTAGGGTTGACTGGCAATAGCAAGAAGTAGCCACTCAACCCAACGTCTTCCAGATTATAATCAATAGTCATCGGATATTGAGGAACAAGTGCGTAGCCCAGTAGAACTGGGGTCTGATCTTCTTTTCTCAAGTCCATATGCCATTGTGCGCACCTTGTATTCCAGTAGAATGTGAATTGCCAAGACTGGCCCTCAAGGGCCAGTCCGTAGCGGTACTTCAAATCAGAGTACAAGGGCATTTCAACAGAAATTCGAGTAGCCATAATATCTCCTTAACTCGGTCTTGGGTGCATCGCACTAACATCTTCATTTTGCCAATGAGTTGGTGCGTTCTCAGGGGGCGGTCCATCTGCTGGCTTCGTGGTTACGTTGCCAGTCTTACGACCTTTATTGGAAGTCTTAACTCGCACAGAGATTTCCTTCAGATCAGTAAACACCACCTGCTCAATTGTCATGTTAGGGAACAAAGCTTCCCCAGTAGTTTCGTCTTCCTTGAAATTCAGGTTAGTGAAAACACAAGGGCCAAAAGAATCAATAACAAAATCTTCAAGCAAGTCCAACACTTGAAACTCTTCTCTGTTCTTCCACATGTAGACCAACTCACGTTGAACAGCCTTAGCTGTCTTCGTCTTATCCTGTGGGGTTACGTACACGTCAGGGATTGTGTCCTTGGTAAACTGTGCGATAACCTCTGGGAGAATCCTGTTGATAGAGGAAGTCTGACTGATCGTTACAGGGTAAACAACAGCAGAGTTGTTGGTGTACTGTTTAGCAGTTGGTTTATACAAACCGTTTTCATCTGTGCTTACATGAGCGCCTGTGTCGAATTGGAAAGCAGGCAGCGAACCGAGATTCGCTGGTCTGTTAACGTTGAAGTCTGCATCAGACAAGATACCACTGATCTGCAAGATAACGTTATCAGTTGTCGTGTGATCAGAGATATACCCGCCAGTTGCGACGGGATGTTTAGTTACGGATGCAGAGTATGTCACGTCGTATTGTGTGATTGCATCGAACCACAGAATGTCGCCGTTGTTACGTCTAATCACGATGGACATTATTGGCCCTCATATTGTAGTGCCCTAGCAGCACCAAATAGTTTATCAGTGGCTTGAGACAAGATGGTTTCGAAGTGTGGCGCCATAGACTGAGCAAACTCATATGGGTCGGCTGTTCCCTCTGGAGCTTGGACTGTAATAGTGATACCACCAATGTTTACAACAGGGGCTTCAGATCGGTCAATACGACCTGTTGCAGGCGTACTACCTTCACCGGGCATAACACCCATTGGCCTGTTGTCAATCATCATCTGGGCACTAGCTCGCATTGTTCCAGTTGCAAAGTCCATAAGGTTTTGTGTGGCGTAAGCTTCTAGGTTGTCCTTCATGGACTTAAGTGCATCACCAATACCCCTCATATCACCGCTTGCCAGTTTACCCACTGCGTCAATGGCAGAGCCAAGGGCACCTAAGATGGAAGCCAGCTTATCAAGTGTGCTGATGAATGTTGGACTAAAATTCACCTCAGATGTTGCCTTACTTAGTAGACCCATCTTTTCCAGAAGTGTAATGATAGCGGCTGTGGTGTCCGCAACCTTACCTTTAAAGGTGTCCCACGATGTGCCTAGTTTATCCACTGCTACCTGAGCATCTGGAGTTTCTTTTAGGAAGTCTCCGAACACACTCTGACCACCACGGTTCCAAGTTAGTAGGTCGTCAAGTGCAAGAGCCATAGCACCGATAATACTAATGAAACCACCAAATGGAAGCATGAAGACGCCAAGTGCGGCAGCGAATGTTGCTAGGGCGTTTTTACTCACACCCAACTTATCAGCAAACTTACCCCAGTTCTCGCCAATAACTCCAATAATACGAATCAAAGCATTCAGAGGTCTAACG